TTGGAACGAGGAAGCGAAGAAAGAGTTTTGGCTGAATATGCCTGATTGGGAACGCAATAGGTTCCTCATTATTCCTACACCTGAATTGCTGTCTGCATTCTGGAAAGGTGAGAAGCCTGCATATGACCCTAAGCTGGTGTACAAGTTGCCGCTTGGGCCTGACCTAGCTCCTATGGTCGCGGGTGCTGCTGCATTCATGCGTGGTATTGGCGCGCTGCCTAATGGTCCCGGTGACACTGCGGCATCTGGTAGTGATGAAGCTTTGAAGATGGTGAAGGATGCACTGCTTCCAGTGTTTCCTCCTGTACTTGGTGCGCCTCTTGCACTCGCTGGTGTGAAAGTCGATTTACAGAATATCGGTGAAACTGGTGGACGTGTTGTGCAGGGTATGCAGGCTAACCCGTTCCGCAAGGGTCCACAAGATGAAGTGTCTTCACCGCTTGGCAACATGAACAGCACAACGACGCAGTTGCTGTCAGTGTTGTTCGGCGCGAATGGAACGTATCTCGCTAAGTCGGCAGATGCGTTTGTGCATGCTGCACGCTTCGACCAGACACAAGCTAAACCGGGAGAAGCTGCACCACTACGTAGCACTGAGAACTACATGGAAGGATTGAAGGCAGCGACTAATACGTTTGTCAATGCACAAGTGCGTCGGGCGCCTGATTATCCGAATCCGCTATGGAAGCAGGATCATAAGCAGTATGTGATGAACACTGCTAGCGCGGATGTGCGAGAGCGTAAAGAGGACATTCAATCGATTATTGGTATGCGTGACTTTGCAAGTGGTAAGCGTAGTGTTGATAAGCGTAATATGCAGAGTAATGCAGAAGGTGTTGTACCGCGTACAGTGGATGATCCGCTGCTTATTCGGATTGCCGATGACATCCGTTCATGGAGTACGAATGATCGCAGCAGTCCGTTTGCTAAGATGAAGAAGGAATACAGTGATCTAGCTGCAACTCGTAGAGCAGTTGAAACGAATTACACGCTCGATCGCAGTAAGCGTACCGAGCGTGTAAATCAGTTGATTGATCAGCAACAAGAGAACTTACAGCAGCAGCGTCTTGCTATCATGTTCAAAGAACAGGAGATAGAAGAACGCTATGGTGCTATGCTCCGTCCTCGTCTTGGAGATCAGCCTGTGACGATGCAGGGGCTGAATAAGTTGATGCGGCAGGTAGTTGAACGCCGTTAACTTCTGCACCTGTCAGAGTGTATCCAGCAATATCGACATGTGAATCTAGATGATCCGGTGTCTCAATGATGCGTGCTTCCTTCATAAGCCGCATCATTGGGCTGATGTCGCTTGGTGAGAACAACATCGCACGATCACCAAATCTTGCGCGTACATAACCATTCCACAGATGTGCTATACGCAGGAAGTTGCTCTCCGGCTTCCCATAGGCACCACGTCTTTCACCTGACACGATGCGCTTTGCTTCATCAGCAATGTGTGTCTTGATGTCTTGCTGTGTCATCTGTCTTTCTCCTAAGATACGTCAGTGAGTGTATACGCTTCTGCTCTTTACGCTTTTCACTCATGGTTAAGTGATGACGTACAGTAGATTGGTCTAGTCCAAATGCATATCCAAGTATACGCATTGATATATTCGGCAGCATTTGGTATATCTCTTTGATTGCCTTCTTGCGTATACGTAGATGCTCCTTATAGCGTGACCCTTGCATTACTGATTTGTAACACACACTGTGTTGTGTACACAGATCACGCATCAACTTTGCTGCATACAGACGCAGACGTCTTTGCTCTGCTATAGACCATAATCTTTTCTCTTGATCTTGCGGATTGTACTCCATCTGTGTACTCCATCTGCATCAGGCTGCGATATAGCTGCATCAGCCGGAATGATAAGCTCACGACCTTCGATCATCAGTGCTGTCTCTGCGTGTTTGATCATGACACGTAAAGTCTGGATTGCTTCGTCACCAACTCGCGCTAATGCAATCAACGCATCATGGATATTCAGTACAATCCTACTATGCTTGGGCCACTTCGGATCATCGTGTGACTTGTAGATGACCTTATTCAGCAAGTCGCCAATGGTGGACTGTGGGTAAAATGCCACAATGCTATCCATACTTTCAGGGGTCGGCGGCACGAGTTGCAGATACCGCCTGCCAAAAGCGTTATAGAGTGCTTTATTCTTCTTGACTTCCAACTCCGTTTCATGCCACCATTTCCTCACCTCAGGAGTGGTCCTGTGGTATCGGTTATAGGCATCCATAGCGACATTGATAGGGAGGCCGGTGGTTAGGGACAGCTTGTCAGCAGCCATGCGGTAGTTAAGACCATGACGGCAACGTTTCGCAATGAATCTCACCGTGACGCCATTCGGAAAGATGAGATCGCCCTCTCTGACCGGGTGTTCGGCGTCGTAACGGTCGAAGGTGGGAACGTTGTCGTATGGGATTCCGAACATATCGGCTGCCAGCGCGTTGTGAGCATCGTATCCACCTTCCAGACGCGCCCGCTCGAACTGAGCGATCCATGCATCGATGCGTGCCTTCCAGCCAACGACTCTGGCTTCTGCTTGTGAGCCGTCGATATACACAAAGCAGTAGCCGGGGTCGGCCACGAACATAGCCTTAGCTCGGTCGGGCTGGTTCTGTAGGTTCATACCCGAACCCCACATCGTTTGCCCGCTAGATAGGCGTCCGGGTGCGTTCTGGACGCCTATCTGTTTGTACTCGCACCGCATACGGCCATCGTGGTCATAGTCCGATGTGGCGTATGTGGAGTAGAACTTCTGATCCTCAATGTAGTCATTGTGCGCTTGGATAACATTGCGAGCAGCTTCAGATGTGCGTGGATGTTTGAACATCAACTCACGATTGATAGCGTCAGTAGATGTACCACGACCGACGAGTTTGAGTTTGCTGAAGTACAACTCCGACATCTGCTTAGGCGACTTGGGATTTGGTCGATATTCCGAGTCACTGGTTGCAGCTTGCACTGCTTCATGGAACTTCTGCAACTTCTGCTCAAGTACGACTTCAAGCGTAGATGCGAGGTTCTGTTTGAGAACAGTATCGATCTTAAGGCCGCCTAGTGTCATGCGGATTAGGTGTGGTTGCAGACGCATGACGTGTTCAAAGAAGAACTTGTCAAGCTTCTGATCACGTAGTTCGTTGAGCAAGTGGCGCTGAATATCCCAAGTCAGCGCACAGTCTTTGCCGTTGTATATCCAGAAGTTGTCGATCGATCCTGTGTCTCGCCAGTCGTCTTTCTCGTTCTTGTAGTATGGATGATCTGTGTACTGTGTGGTGAGGAATCCGAGGTTATGGGGAATAGTGGGATAGAGTGTATGATGTGCAAGCATTGTGTCGAAGTAGAGTGGCTGAACGATGATTCGATCCTTAAATCCGAGCCACGTGCAGTCGAAATGTCCATTTTGCATAATATGCCTAACACCGGGTCGAGCGTATAACCCTTGAATAGCTCGTCGGATAGTAAGCTCGTCTTCAACTCCGTATATGTTTTCATCGACAGTTCGGAAGGAGATACACATTGCTTCGTTTGCATCATTTGCGAAGCCGACGCACGCAGTTTCTCCTCCAATGATTTCAATGTCCGATGCAACAGGCTTGCCTGCTTCGCCCATAAGTCGGACATAATCAAGTGCTTGTCTGACTGTAGGGTTGATGTGTACGAGAATGTTGTGCTCTCTCCAGTTTCCATCACGCACCTTCTTGATCTTAGCCATGTCCATGTTGAAGATGATCTGTTGCTGTGGATCACGCATGATTAGTGCAGGATTGTTGCAGCAGATAACAGTGACCTCGCGAAGACCGATCTGTGTCTTGAGGACCGATCCGCGCCACTGTGTAATACCCTGCTTGCCAACTACAGCTTCAAGAGCCATGCCGCCAAGTACGATGATGTAGTCGAGTGCAGGGAGTTGAGAGATTTCCCAACGTAGAAGTTCCTGCCAGCCGGTAAGTTCATGCTTACCGACAGGCTTACGCATTGCATCTACATCGAATGCAACTTGACGCTTGCAGACGTTGGTGACGTAGCAGTCGTTGCGTGTTAGCTGTGCATAGTCACGCACTGCATTCCAGAACAATCGACCAGAGGCACCGCTAAGTGGTATCTGCTGTGCGACTTCTGTGCTGCCCGGTGCTTCTGCGATGACACAGACAGATGATAGGTAGCTACCAGACATAGGACATTCAAGCGTCAGTTCCGCCATCTGTGCGCGACGTTCAAACTCTTGACGTAGTTCGAGTGTGCTATTGATTGTCATGCGTCAATTGCCCGTAACAGTGCTAGATCATATGCATTGATATCATACTTCTCAAGTGTACGCAGAAGCTTAGCCAATGCTACAGTAAGATGTGTATGCTCTTCTGCCGTTAAGCTAAGATGTACATGCTTACCGCCGCGAGCTACTGACTCACGTTGCGACATATATGTAAGGGAGACGATACAAATCGCCAACTGCCCTGCGGTCAGGGATAGTGTTGCTTCTTTGTCGTTCATATCACACCTTCTGT